CAGGCCGAGCAGCAGGCGGCGGCCGCACGGGACCGGCGCGAGGCTGAGGCGGCGGAGAGCCAGCGGCAGCGGAAGGAGACGGCGGACTTTATTGCGGGCCTGTCCGACGCGGAATTCAACGCCGCCGCGCAGGCGGTCGTCGCCAAAATGCCATTCCTGCGGCCTGGGCCGGGCGTTGTCTGGCGTCAGTCGCGCACACTGGGCCTGGCCGTCAAAACACACCTGACCGGGCAGAAGGCGGGCCAACCCGCGGGGGTGGCGGGCTGATGGCGACCGGTGTCTCCATTCAGGAGCGGCGGCGCGAGGCCGCCTTCGCCCGACGGACCACGGCCAACGCCGGGGGGTCGTGGGGCCGGATGATCGCGGCGTCGCGGACGCCGCGGCTGCGGACGCTCCGCGAATTCGCCGAGCAGGACCTGATCATCCCCGACGGGCCGGCGCGGGGCACGCGCTTTCGGGTGGACCGTCAGCCGTTGTTCGGGCTGTTCCTCGACGAAGTCGACAGCGGTCGATGGATGCGTTTCGCGGTGTCGGGCTGCGTGCAGAGCGGCAAAACGCTCCTGGCGGTGGTGCTGCCCTGTCTGTTTCACCTCTTCGAGACCGGCGAGACCGTGATCATGGGCCTGCCGGACGCGAACATGGCCGGGGACAAGTATTTCGACGACCTGCACCCGGCGATCGCGGCGAGCCGGTATCGCGGCTTCCTCCCCAGGGCCGGCGGCGGGAGTCGCGGCGGCAAGGTGCAGAGCATCCGTTTCGGCAACGGCGCGGAACTGCGGTTCATGTCGGCCGGCGGCGGCGACGGCCAGCGGGCGGGCAAGACGGCCCGGGTGGTGGTGGCCACCGAAGTCGACAAAATGGACACGACCGCCGAATCGAGCCTGGAGACCAACAAAGTCAGCCAGATCGAGGCGCGGACCTCGGCCTACGACCTGCGGGCCCGGATTTTCCTGGAGTGCACGGTGACGGTCGAGGAGGGCCGCATCTGGCGGGAGATCAAGCAGGGTTCGGACAGCCGGATCATCGTGCCCTGTCCGCGCTGCGCGGCCTGGGTGACGCCGGAGCGGGACGACCTGGGGGGTGGCGCGAGGCCAAGACCGAACTGGACGCGGCGGAGAAGGCCCATTTTGTCTGTCCCGCGTGCCGCGCCCCGATCAGCGAGGCCGAGCGGGCGGACATGAACCGGGCCGGGAGGCTGGTGCACCGCGGGCAGGTGGTCGCCCCGGACGGCACGGTGGAGGGCGACCTGCCCCCCACCCGGACGCTGGGATTCCGTTGGTCGGCGTTCAATAATCTGTTTGTCTCAAAAGACAAACTGGCGGTGGATGAGTGGCGAAAACTCCGGGCGACGGACGAGGACGACGAGGAGCGGAAACTCTGCCAATACAACTGGTGCCTCCCCTACCGACCGCCGATCACCGACCTGGCCAATCTGAAGGTCGAAGAGATTTGCAAGCGGACCGGCAACAGCCCGCGCGGGGTGATTCCCGCACACACCCGTCTGGAGACGGTCTTTGTGGACGTGGGTCTGCATCTGCTGCACTGGATGCTGGTCTCCTGGGCGGACGGGTTCAGCGGCGTGGTCGTCGATTACGGCACCCTGGACGTGCACAGCCGGGAGCACGGCACCGAGCGGGGCGTCACGCTGGCCCTGCGGCATCTGCGGGACGCGATGGTGGAACCGGGCTGGCCGGTGGGCAAGGCCGACGGACCGCGACGCAGCCCGGCCCAGGTGTGGGTCGATTCCGGCTGGCAGGGCCGCAAGGAGGATCCGGACTTTGTGTACGACTTCTGTCTGGAGTCGAGCCAGGGCAGTCCGGACCGGCACCGCTATCGGCCGAGCAAGGGGTTCGGGTTCGGCCAGTACGCCGGCGGCGAATACCGCAAGCCGTTGAAACTGGACCAGCACGTCGCCCACATCGGCGATCACTACCACATTGTCAAATTGCAACGGCGCGGGCGGGTGATCTTCCTGGTCGAGTTTTCGGCGGACCACTGGAAATCGTTTTTCCACGCGCGTCTGGCGACGCCGACGGCGGCGGCCGGGGCGTTGACGCTGTACGCGGCCGAGCCGGTGCAGCACTTGACGCTGGGCCGGCAGGTGACGGCGGAGAAGGTGGTCGAGGAATTCATGCCGGGCAAGGGTTTGGTGCGCAAGTGGGTGCACCCGACCAACCGGCCGAACCACCTCGGCGACTGTGGGGCCGGGGCGTGCGCGGCGGCGGACTTCGCGGGCATCCGCCTGGAATTGGGGGCGACGGCGAAGGCGCCGCGACCGGCGAAGGCGCCGCCGCCGCCGGTCGAGACCTTGAAGACGCCGGACGGTCGACCGTTTCTGGCGACGCAGCGTTAACGGGATTGTGAACCAGGTGAAGGACCAAGGAGCGAACATGGGTGAGGCAGCACGGATGGTGCCGGTGACGGTGCCGGTCGGCGGGGTTCGACCGGCGGCGGAGTATCGACAGACGCACGTCGAAGTGGTGTTCAACGGGCCGGAGCGGGAGTTGCTGGCCCGGCTGAAGGCGGGCATGGCCGCCCAAGGGCCGATCGTGCTCAAGGGCGACGCCTACGGGATGTGGGGCAAGGCCCTGAATCCGGAGAGCGGCGCGGACGTGATGCGGTACATCCTGCACCTGATCGGCGAGCAGTTGGCCGCCGGCGGCAAGGGCAAATAGACGGCGGAAAGGAAGGACGACCATGGTCGAACTGGGCCCCGAACCCACGTACGAGACCTTTGTCGATGGGCTGTGGTATCCGCGCTGCAGCCGGCGGACCTATCGGCGTATGAAGATCACCGCCGGGCCGGACCGGATCAACGGGCGCGGCCTGGTGATCGCCTCGGGCGATCCCGTTAAACCCCTGCTCGACGTCACGGTGAGCGACACGCTGGTCATCGGCGGGGGCGACGACGCGGTGAGCATCTGGAATTACGCCCAGCGGATCACGCTGTCGCGGATCCGCATCCTCGACGCCCAGATGTGGCCCGATCAGAGCCGCTACGGCTTTTCGAGCAAGGGGCTGCTGTGCGGCGCGGACGCCGGCCTGCCGGTCCCGAACTACCGGCGGTGGTTCACCGTGGAGGATTTCGTGATCCGGGCGTTCCAGCGGGCTCCGGACATCCGGGGCGGTGTGTTCACGTTGCACCACGGCATCTGCCTGCCCTCGGCGCGGAACGTCTGGACCGAGGCGCGGGGCAACATCGTCGGCGTCGATTTCCGCACCTGTCTGAAACCGGCCGATGTTGGTTTGCCGGACTCGGAGAGCCAGCACTGGGACAGTTGGACGCGGCTGGTGCGGCCGATCTGCCTGGACCGGTGCGAAGCGAACAGCCTGTATTTTTCGGATTGCACGCTGAACGGCGTACCGGCGAGCGGTCCGGAGTTGTGCCGGATGTTTCGGCCGGGTCTGGCGATGGCCGACCGGGACGAGGACGTGCCGGCGAATGTGTTTCGATCAACCCCCTGGCGGTGATGGAGGAGCAGCAATGAATCGGGCATGGATGGGTGCGGTGGTGGTGCTGGCGGCGGCGATGCCGGCGGCGGCGACGGAACGGTTCGTGGACAACCGGCTGATTGCGTCGGGCACGGCCACGGGTGGGAGCGGGCTGAACCAGATCGACCTGGGCAGCCCGGCCTACGGCAGCGGGTTCGGATCGAGCGACCTGCAATACAGCGGTCTGATCATCATGAGCGGGACGGGCGCGCCGACCTCCAGCACCCACTACAAGATCACGGCGATGGCCGGGTCGGTGGCGACGGTGTCCCCCAATTTCCCGGCGACGGCGACCAGCAACTGGGTCTATCGCGTGCATTACGGCAGCGACGTCAACGGGGGCAATTACGCCAACCAGACCAAGGGCAGCGGGGTGGGTCCGGCCCTGAACATCCAGACCTGCCACGACGCATGCGCCAGCGGCGACCGGATCAACATCAAGACCAGCAGTCGGTGGTATTCCGAGGAGTACACCGCGAACAAATGGCTGAACCTTTGGAAAAACGCCGTCCTCACGATCCAGAGTTTTGAGAACACGCCGGGCGACCTGGACGAATCGGCCCTCACCTCAACCATCCCCAGCGACGGCATCGTGACCCAGACGGCGAGCCAGAAGCGGACCAAGCGGTCACTCTATGCAGTGATCGCGCCGCAGTACGCCGGCGGGTCGGCGATCTTCCTCCAGGGGATGAATACCTACACCTTTCGCAATTTGAAGTTTGTCGAATACGCCGCCCAGAGCCAGATCATCTGGATCATCAGCGGCCAGGGCAGTTACGCCCCGACCTTTGACCAGTGCGACATCGGCCAGGGATCGGCGATCGCCGGGCAGATCGGGGTGCTGGACGCATCGTCCGCGGGCCAGCGGTTCAAGGTCACCTTCACTAAATGCAGTTTCAACACCAAAGGCGGGGCGATCAAGATGGTGTATAACGACCAACTGGCGTGTTACGACTGCGACTTTGAGCGGCCCAGCCCTTCGGCGTCCTACCCGACGATCGACATCCAGGTGCCGGCGGCGGCGACGGCGGCGTATGACGCGACCGCCGGGGATTTTTACACCAGCAACCAACTCCGCCGGGCGATCGTCGATGCGTGCTGGTTCAACGAGAGCGGCACGGAGGCGACGTTCTGCTACCCGATCGCGGTCTATAGCACGACCAGCGCGACCGGCCCCCGGTTGCAGGAATTCATCCGCATCACCCGCAGCCGGGTCTACACCAAGCGGTCGTCCTGTGTCTATTTGACGGGCATTCCCTCGTTTGAGATCGGTTACTGCCGACTGTTGACGGATTCGCCGAACGGGGCGGGGGACTTGATCAACCTGTCTCCGGACGCCTCGTGGTCCACCGGCCTGACCACCGGCCGGGTGATCCTGGCCCGGGCGCTGGTCTCCTCGGCGACGTCGCCGGGATCGGGCAATGGCTCGATCGTGCTGGCCAGCGATCCCCTCAACGCGGTGGACAATGCGTACCGGGGCTGTTACGCCACCGTGATCCGCAAGGATGCCGGCGGCGAGTCCAACACCCGGCCGATCTACTCGTGGACCGACTCCACCAACACGATCGTCTATCAGGCCAACACCGGGGCGGGGACCGACAACCCGGCCATTTCGCCGACGCCGGTCGCCGGGGACATCGTCGAGATCTGGCAGCAGCGGCCCTACGGCCGGATGATCCACCATTGCCAGGGGCAGATGCTGCAAGGCAACGTGAGTGAGGGCCACCTCGTGCTGATCGGTCAGGGGTGGGACAACGTCGATCTGATCGAAAACACTTTTCTCGGCACGAACATCAGCAACAACGGGTTGGTGCTGAAGGGCCGGCGGCCGGTCATCATCGGCAACAAGGTGCGGGCCGGACGCGGCGTGTTTCTGCCCAAGGGGGGCGTCGAGGGTGTGGCCTACGGCAATACGTTTGTCTGTTGGTCCCCCAACGGCGGCGGCGCCGCGGTGGATTGGGAGGACAAAAGCACCTACCAGGTGAGCGGAGCGACGGCGATCCTCTTCAATGAACTGTCCGAGCGGGGCTTCGGTTGGTGGAACACCAATAACATTTTCGCGGTCATCGGCACCAACTGCCCGGCGCTTCTCGACAACCAGGCCGACGTCGGGACCTGGGCCAAGCCGAGCAGCCTCGACCCCCTCGCGCAATTCAATTACTTCGACCACAATCTATTTTGGCGGGACGACAACGCCGACGGCGTGAGCGACGTCGACGCGAGCCACCCGATCGCCCAGGTGGACGGAGCGAACGTGACCGATCTGGCGGCGCTGCGGGCCAAGTGGCTGGACACCAGTTACCAGACCGCGTTTCGGGCGCTCGATGTCAATTCTCAGTATGGGGCGCCATTGTTCACCGACCTGACCAATGGCGACTTGAGTCTTAAACCGTTGTCCGCGGCACGGCTGAAGGCCTCCGTGCCGGGCATGAACATCGGGGCCTGGCAGACCTATTCACGGGCGGCGACGCCGGGAGTGAATCGATGAACATTGTCACCCAGAACGGCAGCGTGCTCGACGTCTTCACGGTGAACGACGAGACCGGCGCGCCCGCTGACGCGGACAGCACACCGACGATTGTCGCGTACCTGAACGGCACGCTGCAAAACACGTGGACTTTTGCCGTGACCAACCTCGGGACCGGGCGCTACAAGGTGACGGGGAGCCTGACCGGGACGGTGTGGAATGACCGTGTCCACCTGATCGCGGTGGCGGTGGTCAAGGGAGTGAGCACAGAGACGGTGCTCGACCCGATCCTGATCGACAACACCGTGCACGGCGTGGTGACCATGCTGGGGGCGTTCACGGGGAATCCCGGCCAGGAGACGAACACCGTCAATGGGTTCTTGCTGGCCATGTTGTCGAAACTAGGGTCGATGCCGGTCGGGATCGGCGGGACGTTCGATCCGGCCAGCGACAGCCTGGAGGCGCTGCGCGAGAAACTCGACGGGATGAGCGCGACGGGCGTCGTGACCGTGGTCAGCCCGGTGTCGGCGGACGGGACCGAACTGACCCTGGTGCAGGGCGACGATTACAAAAACGCCGACGGGCGGGCGATCGCCTTTTCGGGGATCACCGGGCTGCCGTCGGACATCTCCACCGGGGTAACGGTGGCGCTGAAGATCAAGCGGCGGCAGACCACCGCGCCGACGGTGATCAGCATCGCCGGCACGATCACCACAGCGACCGGGGCGACCAAGGCCGTGCGCTTCGACGTTCCGGCGGCGACGACGGGGCTTTTGGAGGTCGGCGACAGGACGTATGACTTTGCGGTCGAGTTCACCCTGTCTAGTGGCGACAAGATCACGGCGGTGCGTGGCACGGTCGACGTGCTGGACGACGCGGAATAGGAGCGGTCATGGCGCGACGGTACACGCCGGAGCGGTTGAGACAGATGCGGGGGCGGCCCTATCGGCCATTCCCGCCGGAAACGTGTGAGCATCCCGCGTGTGCGACGCCGGTCTCTGACGCGCACGCTTTTTGCCCGGTGCACTTTCAGGCCCTGCCGCGGCTGATCCGGGATCGGCTGGGGCAGGCGCGGAGCCGGTGGGTGCAGGCCGGGAAGCCGGACGGGTATGCGGATGTGCGGGCAGCCTACGTCGCGGCGATCGGGTGGGCGGTGCGGACGCTTAGGAAATCAGACGAGCAGGAGTGAGCCATGAGCGGCGGCACGAAAATCGAATGGACCGAGGCGACGTGGAATCCAGTGGTGGGCTGCACTCGGGTCAGCGCCGGGTGCGACCATTGCTACGCGGTGACGATGACTCACCGGCTCGAAGCGATGGGGCAGGAGAAATATACCGGGCTGACCGTCCTGAACGGCCGGGGTGAGCGGCATTTCAACGGCGTGGTGCGATGCGATGAGGCGGCGCTCGGCAAAACGCTGCGCCACAAAAGGCCGAAGGTGTATTTCGTTAATTCGATGTCGGATTTATTCCATCGTGATGTGTCCGTGGACTTTATTGCTTTTGTCTTCATGGAGATGCACTTTGGGCGGAGGCACACATACCAGATTCTGACCAAACGACCCGATCGAATGGCGGATGTTATGCCTGCCGTCCGCGAACGAATGCTGGAGTTGTTGACCGAGGCAATGGGTGGGGACAGTGGCATAGTGGAGTGGCCCCTGTCCAACGTCTGGCTGGGCACCTCCGTCGAGAATCAACAGGCGGCGGACGAGCGGATTCCGCACCTGTTGAAGGTGCCGGCGGCGGTGCGGTTTTTGTCGTGCGAGCCGTTGCTGGGGCCGGTGAACATTGCGAACGTCGAATGCTGGCTAACCGCCGAAACTGGAGCATTGCCACTTGGGTCTAAGCCGAAGTGTGGCATCGACTGGGTCATCGTCGGCGGAGAGAGCGGGAAGGGCGCCCGGCCCTGCGACATCCAGTGGATTCGAGGCATCGTGTCGCAATGCAAAGCGGCCCGAGTGCCGTGTTTTGTGAAGCAACTGGGGGCGAAGGTCAGCGGCCGGGACCTGGAGCATCCAGACAATGAGGGCTACGGGGTGCATGACGTGCGCCTCGACCACCCAAAGGGCGGCGACCCGTCTGAATGGCCCGAGGACTTGCGGGTGCGGGAGTTTCCCGCCGCCGAACAGATGTAGACAACACAACCGAACGACAGGATGAATCCATGGCAAGGAAGCGATTGGTGGCCCAGGGCAAGGCGACGGAGCCTCCGGCGAAGTCGGCGCGCGGCAAGCCGGCAGCGGCCGATCCGGAGGCCGGCGCGGGGCTGACGGTGGACATGTGGCCGATCGAGCGGGTGATCCCCTACCACCGCAATGCCCGCAAGAACGACGCCGCGGTGGACGCGGTGGCCCGGTCGATCTCCGAATTCGGCTGGCGGCAGCCGATTGTCGTCGATGCCGACGGGGTGATTGTCATCGGGCACACCCGGCTGAAGGCGGCGATCCAATTGAAACAGGCCCACGTGCCGGTGCACGTGGCCACGGGGTTGTCGGCGGCGAAGGTGCGGGCGCTGCGGATCGCGGACAACAAGGTCGGCGAGATCGCCGAATGGGATGACGACCTCCTGGCCGCCGAACTCCGCGACCTGGCCGAGGGCGGCGGACCGGACATGCTGACGCTGGGGTTCGACGCCGAGGAATACGCCCGATTGATCGGCGACGCCGAACCCGAGGGCGAGGCGACGGGTGCCGCGGGCGAGGCGGAGGCGGCGACGCAGTACGAAGTCATCGTGAGCGTGGCGGACGAAGCCGCCCAGAAAAAGATGTATGACGAATTGACCGGCAAAGGGTTGACCTGCCGGGTGCTGACCTATTGAGGGGACCATGCCGAAATTGACCGTGACCGTGAAAGCGCCGATTGCCGAATCCTTCCGCGTGGCGGCAGTGCGCGGACTGTTCGACGTGCCCAAGCGCGCGGCGGTGGAAAAGCGCTGGCAGGTGGACATCCCGATCGAATCATTCGACTGGACCATCGGCCTCATCGTCGGGCCCAGCGGGTCGGGCAAGAGCACGATCGCCGGCGCCGCGTTCAAGGACGCGCACCTGCACGAGGGCTACGCCTGGCCGGAGACGGCGGCGATCGTCGATGCGTTTCCGGCGGACCTGGAGGCGAAAGAGATCACGGCGGCGTTGTCCAGTGTGGGCTTGTCCAGTCCGCCGGACTGGCTCAAGCGATACAGCCATCTGTCGAACGGCCAGCGGTTTCGGTGTGAACTGGCCCGGCTGATGTGCGACACGCATGAGACGGTAGTCTTTGACGAGTTTTCCAGCGTGGTCGATCGGACGGTGGCCCGGGTGAGCAGTGCGGCCCTGGCCAAGGCGCTGCGGCAGCGCGGACGGCCGCGACTCATCGCCCTGTCGTGCCACTATGACATCGTCGATTGGCTGGATCCGGACTGGGTCTATGACGTGGGAAGCGGCGAATTCGCCCGGAGGTTGCTTCGGCGACGGCCGCCCATCGCCCTCGAAGTCCATCGGTGCGGTCCGGAGGCTTGGGAGTTGTTCAAGGACCATCACTATCTGACCGCCGACCTGGCCCGGACGGCGCATTGCTACGTCGGTCTGGCGGAGGGCCGGCCGGCGGCGTTCACGGCGGTATTGAGTTTTCCGCACCCCTACAAGCCGTGTTGGCGGGAACACCGGACGGTGTGTCTGCCGGATTTTCAGGGGGTGGGCATCGGCAATGCGATGAGCGAGTTGATCGCCAGCGCTTATGCGAGCAGCGGGAAAGCCTATCGGAGCGTGACCAGCCATCCGGCGATGATCGCCCATCGGGCACACAGCCCGAATTGGCGAATGGTCCGTCGGATCGGCCATATCAAGGCGAGCAATCATGGCGGAATCGAACGGCGTCGAAAGATCAAGACGAGCGTGGGTCGGATAACGGCGGCGTTTGAATACCAGGGTCGGCCACTCGACCTGGCCACCGCCCAGGCGTTTCTGGGTTTGACCTTTGCCGGAGGTGACGCCGATGCGCGGATCACCCAAGCACTGACCGGGCACGACTGGATCACGACACGAGTCGTTGCGGGCCGCGCCGGCCTGACGCCGAAGAGGACCGGCGCGATCTTGCGGCGGATGCTGGGTGAACGGCGCGTGACGATGCGAACGGCCCGCGGCGCGGGTCGGCGGGTGTGGGCCCTGGCCTGTGCCTGACCGCGACGACCGCAAGTCCTGATGCGGTCGTGAGATGACAAAAGTCATAAAAAACCTCAAAAAGTCCTTGACCCCGCTTCGGAAATGGGCTATCTTAATTATGTAATCGAAAGGCGATTACGAAACAAAACCACGGAGCGAACGATGGACGCCAGCCTGATCACCTTCGGAATTGAAATCGAGACGACGATTCCCAACGCGTGCCCGGTCGATGTCGGGGGTTATTCGCGGGGTTTGCAGGCCGCGGGCTTCCCAGAGGGCTGGGTTGCCAAGCATGACCGATCGATCCGGGCCGGCGCGGGTCGGCGCGGTTGCGAATTCGTCAGCCCGGTCCTCCGCGGCGCGGACGGGCTGCGGCAGGTCGTGACGGTGCTGGCCAAACTTCGGGAAATCGGCGCGGAGGTGAATCAATCGACGGGCCTGCACGTGCACGTCGGATTCGATCGCAGCGACCGCGCCGCCCTGACCCGGCTAGTGACGCTCAGCGCGAATTTTGAGAAGGCGATTTACGCCAGCACCGGCACCCGCCGCCGCGAAACGAATCAGTATTGCAGCCCGATTTCGCCGAGCGGCAGCGCCGAACAGGCCCTGAACGTCCAGAGCCGCTATCGCCTGTTGAACCTCGTCAGCAACAAGCCGACCGTCGAATTCCGGGCCTTCGCCGGGACGCTCAATACCAGCAAAGTCATCGGTCATATTCGCATGTGCGTCGCGCTGGTCCAGCGGGCGCTCGAGGCGAAACGGGTGACGGACTGGACCGCCAAGACGCCGGTCGAGACCAGTCCGATTCGGCGCAGCGGCGCGGGCCAGACGGCGCTCACCCGGTTTTTCTATCAGGTCGGCTGGATCAAGGGGCGGACGGATCGCACGCTGGGCGTGGTGGAGGCCGACGGGCTGCCGAACCTGAAAGACAGCAAGCGGGCCCTGATGACGATGGCCCGCAAATACGACCAGCGGACCGAAGGGTGATCGACGGGTGGCGAAACCCGCGCGGCGGGTCGCTCCGGCACCAGAGACCGGGGCCTGATGAGCCAAGAGGAGACGAACGATGTCCCGCACGATCACCAAAAACGACATGATCAATCCCCGCCAGCGGTTCAACGCGGCCACGGTGGCCGCGGCGAAAGCGCTGGCCCGCAGCAAGCCGTGGCAGGGCGATTTCGACAAACGGTGGGCGGACCTGACGGCGTGCTTCAACGCGATGGCGACGGCCTACGGGCTGGAGGGCTGGACGCTGGTGCATGAGGGGAGCCGCAGCGGCTTGAGCGGGTCCAGCCGGATCGACCCGGATCGCCGACGGGTGGTGCTGACGGGGCGGCTGTCGGTCGTGTCGATGTTCTGGGGGTTGTCGCTGGCCCGCCGGGAGCCGTCGCCTCGGGCCGGGTTTGAAGCCCTGCGCTGGGCGGTGACGCTGTTCGCCAAGCGATTCCCGATGTCGTTTGAGCGGTGCGAACTGGTCGGTGGCTTGCTGATCAATTCAGGCCGGCGCGACGACTGAGCCGCGACCGGATCGACCGGGGCCTCGATGGAGCGCCCCGAGCGACCCGGCCGAAGGCGGCCGATTGACGTATTCAGGAAACGACTACAAAATCGGAGGTTCAAACATGTGCGGAGTTTTTGGATTTGTCGCGGAGGGGGACGGGCGGGTGGACGCGAAGCGTCTGCGGGCGATCGCCCAGGAGACGCAGCGGCGCGGGCCGCACGCCTTCGGGTTCGCGTGGATCGGTTCCGACGGGCGGATGCGGTGCTACAAGCAGACCGGGCGCATCGGCGATCATCTGGGCTTGCTGCGGATGGTGGCGGACGCGCGGATGATCGTCGGGCACACCCGGTACGCGACCCAGGGCGACCCGGCGGACAACATGAACAACCACCCGCACGCGGCCGACGGCGGGTGGATCGTGCACAACGGGATGATTCCCGCGTGGGAGCAGTTGGTCGGCGCGTATGACCTGCATCTGACCAGCGACTGCGACAGCGAGACCATCGCCCGGCTGTTCGAGGAGGAAGCGGGCGAGAACCGGATCGGACGAATGGCGACCACGGTCGCGCGGATCGGTTCGACGCCGGCGGTGGTGCTGGGGTTGTTTCGCCGGCCCGACGAAGTGCTGATCGCGCGGCGGGGCAATCCGCTGCGGATGGGCAAGGCGGGCGAGGGTATCTATTTCGGCAGTCTGGCGGGCGGCCTGCCGGGCGGCGGCCGGGAATTCAAAACAGGCGAGGCTTTGAGCCTACGCCGCGACAACAAGGGTCACGTGCATGTCCACCAGAAAATCGACATCCCGCAGGAAATCCCCTGCCCCGCCGCGGCCGCGCGGACGGCCGCTTTTTGGGACCGAAGCGATGAGCGAGACGCTGGTCTGCCGGTTCACACCGACGCAGAAGACCGCGCTGGCCACAGCCGCACGCGCCCGCGATATTTCGGAGGTTGAACTGGTGCGGCGGGCACTCGACGCCTACCTCGGTTCGACCTGAAGCACCGCGCCGGTTTCCGGATTGCGGGCGAGGCCGTCGGGGCCGACGACAAAGGTGAAGGCGCATTCGAGCGGGTCGCCGTCATCGACTTTCCATTCGTCCAGACATTCGTCACATTGGAAACCGGCCAAGGGCGCGACTTGGCCGTCGACGCGGATTTCGCCCGAGCGGGGTAGGCGTCGATTGCATCGGGGGCACAAAAAGGACTCGACCATGAAGTGTCTCTCTGTTCTGCAACCGTGGGCACACCTGATTCTATCCGGCCAGAAGTGGGTCGAGAACCGCACCTGGACCACCCGGCATCGCGGTCCCCTGCTGATTCATGCCGGGCGCGGCAAGACGGCCCTGGAGGCGGCCCGGATCGCCGTGCCGACGGCGCGGTGGACCGAGACGGACCTGGTCTATGGGGCGATTGTGGGAATCGTCAACGTCGTCGATTGCTGGCCGATCGACGACCCGCGTTTGGCGCAGCCCCCTTATTCAGGGTGGGCCTTCGGGCCGTCGTGCTGGGTGTTGGCGGAGCCGCGGGCATTTGGCCGGCCGATTGAATGGCGTGGGCGGCTGGGGTTGTTTGAAGTGGCCGACGCCGTCCTGCGGCGCGCGGGCTGATCCCCGATCCACCTGTCCCACCCGCAATCCTGCGGCTTGAACCTGTTCCACGTGGAACAACCGGAAGAAACTCCGGACCTTCCGAACCTTCCGGACCTTCCGGACCGAAAAAGGTCGCATTCCCCTCCCTGACGCCGGTATTCATCTGGCGTGAGCACCCTTTCCCATTTCTCCAGCCTCGACGACGTCAAGGCGGCGTTCGACGACGCGGCGTCCTACGCCGAGTCCGGCGACGTGGCCATGGCCCGCCAGTTTCAGACGGCGGTGCGCATCCTCATGCGGCGCACGCCCCGGCGGGCGCGGCACGGATCGACCGCCGGCGGCGAAGAGATCGAACTCGATCACACCAGCCTGCGGGAAATGCTGGTCGAGGTGAACCAGTGGCTGGCGGCGCGAGACACGGCCACCGGCGGATCGGGCGGGGGACCGAAGTTTTATGACATCTCGGACCTGAGGAGTTAGACCAATGGCGATTCTGGCTTTTGGACGCAACCGGCAAGCGCGCGCGAAGCGCGACGAAGACACCCTGGCGGTGGAGCGATGGCAGACCGACGGCGGGCGTCGGATTATCCGATTGATCGGTGTTTCGGCCGGTCTATTGATTTGGGTGGTGGCGCTGGTCAGCGGGTGCGCCCTCGACGGCAAACAAGAGAGCACGCAGGACACGCGCCAGCAGGCCAGCCCCAAGACCGAGCAGGCATCGGCGGCGCAGGGTAACACCTATGTGAATGTCTGGATGGAGAACGGCCCGGAGACGGGCAAGGCTCGCACGCCGCAAGGCCCGCCGACCAGTCAGCCGAGCGGCATCGCCGCGATGGTGGCCCAGGCCAATAGCGGCAAGGACGCCAACGGGACGGGCACGGTCGGTGCGACCTACGCCCAGGCCGGAAACACGGTGAATGTCTATACGACCACCGGCGGCGTCACACCGACCCAGACTGGGACCACCACCGGCACGGCGACCCAAACCGCGACGCAGACCCCCACCAACACCCCGACGCAGCACGTGGAACCGAAGACCTCGGCGAGTATTCCGGTCGCGGTCGCATTGCCCGGCGGGAACAACAGCCAGCAGTCGAACGCGGCCCAGGAAGGCCAGGTCACCGCCACGAAGAGCGATCAGATTTCGCAGCAATACACCCGTCTGCAAGCGGAGCGAGACTTACTTCGGGAATTGATCGCGGAGCGTAATGGCAGGCTGGATATGAGGCCCACCACCCAACCCTCCGGGGCGCTGACCCCGGACCAGATGGAGGAGGACATCAAAAAACTGATGCGCGAAAAGGCCGCGCTTCAGGCCGAACTGGACGCATCCAAGAAGGCAAATCCCTGATGGCCGCGATGAACGTCAATCTCGACTATTCGACGGTGATCGGCACGCCGACGCAAGTGCACGCCTTTATGAATCTCCTGCGGCCCGACGCGACGGTCAACGTCAGCATGGTCGGGGCGAACATCGTCCTCCTGGACGTACCGTTGACCCGAGAGCAATTGCAGACGGCGATCGCCACGACGCCCAACCAGCAGACACTGGTATGAAAGCCGCCCTGCCCAAGTTCATCCGTTGGAACGGCTGGACGCGCGAGCGGCAGATTGAGCGGTTGCGGGAATTGGCCGACCGATGCGAGCAAGTGAACCCCGATCAGGCGGCGTTTTTGCGGGAGTGGGCCGAACACCTGGAACGGAATCCATGAAGGGACCCCGATACACCTGGCGACAGTATGCCCGCGCAGCCGGCCTCTACGGCTGTCTGTGGGTGGTCGCGGCCTGCACCCAGTGCGGGTGGCTTTCGGCACGGGTGGAGACCGCCAGTCCGAAGGCCGGTCGGGATCAGGCGATCGGCACGGGCAACGCCTCCGGCAACACGGTGACGACGTCCGCGCCGATCGCGTCAGGCAACCGGATCGCCACGACGATGACCGCAGAGGTCGGGTCGGGAAACACCGTGACCACGACGCAGCGGGTCGAGCAGTCCGGGCCGGTGAACAGCCCGACCACCCAGAGCGCGGCGGCCCAGGCCGGCGAACACGGCACCGCCAGCGCCGAGACGGCCAGCGGCGAAGGCTCGAAATCCAACCAGACGGGGGCCTTGAACTTCAACTGGGCCCCGGTGGCGGTGGGCGGCGGCGGGGCCTTTGCCACGGCGGCGCTGTGGCTGGCCTGGGGCAGCCGCAACCAGAAGCGGGAGATTGACGCCCGCCTGCGGTCGGAGCAACTCGACCTGGCCGGGGATCGGGCGCTGTTACAGACGACGCGGGACATCGTCCGCGACGCCCATTCGCTGGCCATGCGGTCCATCGATAAATTGAGGTGACGGGTGGGACGGCACGGGAAGGAAATGACGCTGGCGGAGGCGTTTAGCGGCGCGAGGGCCGACTACGCCGCCGCGCGCGCCAGCCGCCTGCGCAAGATCCGGACCGGGACCGCCCCGATGGGCGCCGGGGCGGACTACCACTACCGCAGCGAGGCCGACTTCCTCAAGATCATGGAGTACGCCCGGGCGATGGACCGGGACGACCAGATCATCGGCCGCATGGTCGATTGCGCGGTCGTCAACACGGTGCAGAACGGCTACGGCCCGGACTTCAATTCCAAAAGCGCCGAATTCAACGCCCTGAACAAAGACAAATGGGAAGATTGGTCGCTGTCGCCCGAACAGTGTTCGGTGTCGGGCACGATGAACTACCACGAAATCCGCGCCCTGGCCCTGCGGCACATGCTGGTGGACGGCGACATCCTGGTGCTCCACACCCTGGACGACCACCGGGGCCGGGAGATCGGCAAACTGGAGCCGATCGAGGCCCACCGCCTGCGGACCCCGCAGCGGACCC